GAACTGGTTAGATCGTGATGATCTGACTGATCGCATACCAGAGTTTATAGCGTTAGCGGAGTCTAGGTTTAATCGCCTACTCCGCATTCGTGCTATGGAGTCTAAACAAACCGCATCTACTGTAGCAGGACAGCAGAATCTAGCATTACCCGCTAGGTTTATACAAATGCGTAATCTACAGATTAATACATCTCCTGTAACCCCAATGCAATATGTCACACCTGAAATATTTGACCGCTTATATGGCGGTTCTGCTAATGGCACTCCCAAGTTCTATACTATTATTGCTAATGAACTTCAGTTAGGCCCAACGCCAGACACAGTTCAAACAATAGAGATGCTGTTTTACGAAAGGTTTGAGAATCTTACAGACAGCGCAACAACTAACTGGATGATTACTAACGCTCCTGATATTTATTTGTATGGTGCTATGTTAGAAGCAGAACCTTTTATTATGAATGACCCTAGAGTACAGTTATGGGCTACAGCATTTCAACAGGCTATCACAGACCTACAAGAACAGGACAATAGGGATAGACACTCTGGCTCAGCACTGAGGGTAATGAATACTAGCGGGTATCCATGACAGCCCCTATAACGTGGGCTGAGGCTAGTTCACCTATCTATTGGTCTAACATAGGTATCAACTGGAATACTCCCGCTAAAACAGATACATCTGCATTTATAAGCAATCTTGGATATACTCAACTAGGTATTCTTGATATTAATTCATCTGGTTTATTTGCTATTGACGTTACAGATGGTAAAGAGTCTGCCCATACAATTGCAGAGTCTGTTGCTTACGGATTAAATAACGGATTTATATCTCTTGGAGGATTTACCTTAAGCGAACTAGCAGGATTTGGCATATCACTAGATGAAGTATTTACTGGAATATTGTCAAACGCTGTAGCATCTGCAAACTATGATATAACAAACAACTATATTAATAATACAAAGTTTCCAGAGTCTGCTTTAATTTCTATGTCTATGACTTTCTCTAATGGAAATTCATTCTTGTGGAATGACGTATCTGACCCTAGCACAATATGGACAGAAGAATCAGACCCAACATCTATTTGGACTGAAGAATCTGATCCAACATCTACATGGACTAAAATTGATTACCCAAACTAATAACTTAAAAGCCGATGGAGGCTTGCACATGAAACATGATAGCGATATGAACTTAGGACTTAAAAACATTTGGAACATAAAATGTTTCGACTCCGAAGGTAATTTAAAATGGGACGTAACCAAAAAGAACCTAGTTGTTACGGAAGGTCTTAACCATGTATTGTCTAGCACTTTTGATGGTGCTACACAAATTACCGCATGGTATGTAGGATTAAAGAATACAGGTTCTGTTGCGGCAGGTGACACTATGGCATCTCACGCAGGTTGGACTGAAAATGTTGATTACAGTCAAGCCGCTAGACCGACGCTTACATTAGGTACAGCGGCGGCAGGTAGTATTGACAATACCGCAAGTAAGTCTGTTTATTCTATTAACGGTACGGCTACTATTGCAGGAGCCTTTATTACTAGCGACAATACTAAATCTGGAACGTCAGGCACAATTTACGGGGCTGTTGATTTTGGCTCTGCAAGATCAGTTATCTCTGGTGACACTCTTGAAGTTACCGTAACATTAACGGCGGCTAGTGCATAATGGCTTTAGAAACAGCAAGTTGGGTAACACAATTAGTACAGACTAATCCTGTAGACGGTGATCCTGTAGGTGAAGGTGATGACCATCTTCGTATGGTAAAGACTGTTCTTAAGAATAGTTTTCCATCCACTTCTACTTCTGCTATTGTTCCTGATATGTCTGGTCAGTCTGGAAAGTATCTAACAACAGACGGCACTGATTCGTCATGGGGAACTGTAAATGCGGCAAGCCCGGGTTTTGCAGTCGCTATGGCTATTGCTTTATAGGAGCGTATAATGGCACAAGATTTTGAAAGAGCGGCGGCAACAGCAGTAGGCACAGGAGAAACAACGCTTATTACAAGCGACTCTGATGACGCTGTTATAGGTATCAGAGTAACTAACATTCTTACATCTGCTGTAACTTGCGACTGTTACATTGATAAAACAGGCTCTGGTACTGATTACCATATCTGTAAAAACTTAACAATTCCACCAAGTTCTTCTGTAGAACTAATACAAGGTGGCGCAAAAATTGTAATGCAAAATACAGATGTTCTTCATATAAAATCCAATACAGCATCTGCATTAGATGTTTGGGTTTCTTATGTAGATAGCATTTCTACTTAGGAGGAGTTATGGCTGAAGTGGTAAACGGAACTCAATATGTAGGCCAAGAACCTGCAAAAGACGGATTCTTTACACACCAAGAAACTATTGATGGAGATTACACTATTGAATCAGCAGTTGTTGCGGGGCCAATAACTATAACAGGAACTGTAACTGTAACAGGTACATTGGTGGTTGTATGAGTACTCTAAATGTAAACGCAATAAATGTAAACGCAATAGACAAAGAATCAGGTTCAACGCTTACGTTGGGTGGGGCAGGAACAACGGTAAACGTTAGCAACATGGTTCCTGATGTTGCTCTATCAAACAGAAACCTGATTATCAACGGAGCCATGAACGTGGCTCAAAGAGGAACGCAGGTTACTGGTGTTACGAGTGCTGGTTATTACACTTGCGACAGGATGCTAGTGCAAGTGAACGGTTTAGGTACTTGGACTGTTGATCAAAGTACAGATGCTCCAAATGGATTCTCTAACTCATTGAAGGCGACTTGTACAACTGCGGATGCTTCACCTGCGGCGGGTGATTATTCTATTTTTGTTCATAGAATAGAAGCGCAAAATCTTCAGAATCTTGCGTTTGGAACTGCTGACGCAAAAAGTATGACTTTATCTTTTTGGGTTAAATCAAATAAAACTGGTGCGGCAACTTTTGATTTTTTACAGAAGGATAATTCCAATAAGATGATTTCTAAATCTTACACCATCAATTCTGCTGACACTTGGGAATACAAAACGATTTCAATTCCTGCAGATACAGCGGGAGTTATTAACAACGATAACGGACAAGGTTTTCAAATTAGTTGGTGGTTAAATAGCGGGACAGATTTTTCATCAGGCTCTTTACAATCTAATTGGTCTACTTACGACAATGCTAATCGCAACGCATCAAATCTAGGCGTTGGCGGTGCAATCAACGATTACTTGGCAATCACAGGTGTCCAACTAGAAGTAGGCGATGTAGCCACTCCGTTTGAGCATGAGCCTTATGCTGAGACTTTGCAGAAGTGTAGATGGTATTACAGAAAGTCTCGCCTTAATAGATTTACTGCTGTTGTATATACTCCTAACGGAGATACCAGATCTTCGCCATTGCATATTGGGGCAATGAGAGCGTCTCCAACTATATCTCCAGCAAATTATACAAATCACAGTGTTAATTTTGGCCCCACTGGTTCGGCTACAAATTCTCCTACAGTTCAATGGAATTTTAGTGTTGTCGGCAGTGAATTAGGATACAAAATGAATATAGGTCAAAACGGCTTCTATTCTGGATACCCAGACGGCGTCGTTGTTGTTGGCGCTCATGGCCCCGGTGCGATTACATTTGATGCGGAATTATAAGTATGAATATTACAACTGCAAAATACACAAAAGAACCAGACCCTAATGATTATGAAGCAGAAAAAATAGTTACTGGAATTACGGTAACCATTGACGGCGAAGAATTATCTGTACCTCTAGACCCTGCTAACCGTCACTACGCCGCCATCATGGAGCAAGTTAACTCAGGAACATTATCAATAGCGGAGACTGACGATGGCTAGTGAGATTAAAGCAAACAAGATAAGCCCTGCCACTGGTACGGATTTAACCATTGGTGATTCGGGCGATACGTTAAGTATTACTGGAACTGTTAGCACTACAGGAAACTCTACTAATACTGGAAACTTAGATGTTACTGGCGATTTAACGGTAGACACTAATACCTTGTACGTTGACTCTACAAGCAACAAAGTTGGTGTTGGTACGACTTCGCCAACAGGTAAATTAAGCGTTGTTTCTGGGACAAACTCTGGTATTACCGTTAACGATGGAACTGTAAATAC